GTGAAACGGAGCACCCAGAAAAAACTGGGGGTGCCTTTATGTTACTTCTTTAGTCGAAGTTTTCTTAGCACCTTGTCTCTTAGGTGTGAGTGCCAATACATTCGGAAGGTAAACACCCTTACCCGGATGGGCCAGCGGGTCATTCTCCAAGCTCTCTTTGATTTGATTGGTCTAATGCTGATTGGAAGTAGATCATTGATGGTTCTTAGTAGCCTAAGGCCCCACCCCTTTCTACCCCTACCCCTATTTAAACCGTTCATTTCGCCAAGTGATTCTTTGGAGCACCCGGTCTTGCTTACGTCCGTTGCATGAGCGACAGAGCGATTGTAAGTTGATGATGTCATGATTGGGTTCCCCGTTGCCGGGTGGAATGATGTGGTCGATTGTCCAGTCTTCACCTTCAAGCTCCTTCGCACACGATACACAAGTCGGTTCCAAAACAGTCTTCGCATAAGCCCTTGCATTCCGCCATGCTGCGGTGTCGTGCCAACCTGCCATCTGCTAATCCTCTCAATGTATCGATGTCTTTAGTCTCCCATCGATCTACTTCTGTTATTACTTCTTCAAGTGTAAGGATGTCTCCTAGATCATGGTGAGCATTTAGGAACTCTAAGACTTGCTTCCTGGCATACTCGACTCCAGCCTCGTAGCCTTTTGAGTATGGTGTCTTCATTCTTTATCCTTATCAAGAACGATTACGGTAATTTCCTTTGTGTCTGTGTTTACTGCACAATTGGGGCAAGTGGTGTGGTCTTCAATCTTGTATACCTCGTTACACCATAGGCATTCGGTATTGGGTTTGAATCTCATCGACATTCCTCGACTATCTTCACGATGCGCTCTAAATGATTTACATCGACGTTAGTGCTAATTACTGCGTCGTTTACTATCCCCTTGATGATTTCATCCTTGAGATGTTGAGCTGCGCCTTGCCAGCCTTTGTTGTATTGATCTACGGATGCTCTTACCATGATGTCCTTGAGCTGTTCTGCATGACGATCAATTAGGTTCTGTTTCTCTTCTTCGTAGTTATCCATAAGTCTTGACAATCCTTACTCCTATTGGTGTTAGTAGTTCTGCTAATTGTGGAACTGACATGGCTCTCAAGAAGGTGTAGCCAAGTAGCGCTCTAATCTCCTCGAAGTCTGAACTCCATACCAGGTTGTCATCCATGAGTAATTGCATAGCCTCAAACAAGATGGCGTTGCGTTCTTCACCGGATAGTTTCATTTACTACTCCATTCCGCGATTAGGTAAAGATACGCGGTTCCTGCAGCTAGTAATGCAACGGCTGGTTCTCCTACGATATAGGCTCCGAAGCATGCGAATACGAATAGACCTAGAGCCATAAAGACTCTCATTACGTCTAACATGTTGCCTCCTGTTTCTGTGTGGTAATTCAATTTTAGAGTTTTGACTTCGCTGTCAAGCCGTGTCGTAGCTTTGTTATCAAACTGTTACGATCTCTTACCGCTTAGGACTATTTCACCCCGAAGGCTAGTTCCGCACTCCTGGCATAGATACCGCTGATACTTGGTGTTCCCGGTGAATCTGAATCCGTAGCGTTGCAAGTTATCGGATCCACAATTACGGCAGGAGATTGGGTTGCCTTCGCTTACCCCTACATGTGGATGATTTCTTATCCATGGCAACAAGATGTAGTAAAGGTCAATCAGAAGGTTTACATCCTGAATCTGATATTCCTTCATTAGCTTCCATGCTTTAGCGTTCCCAGCCATGCAGTCCAGCCAGAGTTGGAACCCGGTGTGCTTGACTTTAGATCCGACGCCTAGCTTTTGAGAGACGTAGTCGAGCTTGTTAGATGGGAACTTGAATTGGTTCTTTACGGTTCGCATTAGATCGAGTTCAATCCATGGGCTAGGCGGTAGATAGCCGTTCTCGATAAATTCGCGTTTGATGTGCTTGCTGTCGAAGGCTGCGCTATTCCATCCAATTAAGACGTCTGCGTCATCCATGAGCTTGTGTAATTCATCCAGCATAGTTTTTTTGCCGTGATGATAAACTGACTTGAAGATGACCTTGTCACTTCCGAGCCACCGAGCTCCCCAGCAGATTACTTCCGTTGAGCGTTCGAGTTGCGTGATTGCTATGTTCTGATCCCATAGTCCCCAAACATGAGCCAGGTTTGGCGATGTTTCAAGATCTAAAAATAGTATCTTCATGGCTTCAAACTAGCCCTCTACGCTTACGATCTAAGTCCGACACGCCTTGCGTTATCGTTTCGTTATCATAAGGAATAACCGTTACTTGCATGCCCGGTTCATGCTTATCGGCATAAGTTTTGCGAACGTTTAGATCCACAACTAGATTGTCATTCACAATTACGTTAGCTGATTGCAGAGAGTCAAGGACTGCCCTGGTTAGTTTGTCGATGTCGTAAGTTCCGGTTGCATACTGCCTGGTTACTGACTTAGGTCTTCTTAGCCAGAACTGTATAGATACCGAGATAGCCGTTGGAAACGCTGTATCTCGTTCGAGCATCTTTAGCTCAAACATTCGCTTCATGGTCTCTCGCCAGGCAGGGAGATCCTTGTTAGCTTCAACTAGGACTATGTGTTTGCCCCGGTTGAATGCCTTCTTAGAACCTTGCGGTCTAGGGTCTCCAGCAACAAAGAGTTGGAACATTTAGAACGGGAGATCCTTGGGTTCTCCTGGAGCTATAATCTCAATAACTTCTTGAATAGGGGTCTTGGCTTCTGCAGCCTTTACTAAATCGACTTGGCAATTATTGATTGAATGCTCTACGACTTGTTTAGTCTCTTGACCGGGCTTGTTATAGGTTCCGACCTTAGTTCCCAAAGCTCCGTCAATTCTTACTTCATCGTCTTTCTTTAGGCTGGTTGGGTTGTCAAGCCATGCCGTCCAGAGTCGATTGCGCGGTTCGCCTTTGAAGTCGTATGTCTCCCAGACTCTAAGCCTTGGGTATCCTTCGTTTATTACTTCTGCAATTTTTGCATAGATCATAACTGTTGCCATTTGTTCTTTTCTCCTTCTAGTGTTCTTTTAAGTTTAAGTTAATTATTAGTTAACTTTAACGCGACATCTACGCCGTCCCGTGACGTCGTGGGTGTCACCCCGATGAGTCTTAAACGCCGTCCCGTTTTGCCTTTTCTGACGCCCCGTAGATTATGACTCAAACTACCGTCACAGCTCTCCGGGCAGTCCAAGGTGATCCAGTATCGATTGGTGATTCGGTCGAACCGATACCCGATTCCGTCATGCTGCGACATCTCGATTTCCCCTAGCTCGACTAGCTTCTGGAGATTTCTTTGGATCTGTCTAACGGAGCAACCTGCAAGTTTTGCAAGTCGTGTCTGCGATGGATAACAACCCTCTTCTGGATCGTCCCCAATGTGCCACGCCAGAGCCGTCATGATCGCTCTAGACGTGCCGGATGACTTGGAGTGATGCAGAACCGCCGATAGGGCTTCTAGGCTCATTTACTTAGCTTTGAGCGAATCAGCTAAAGACTTGATTGCTTCAAGAACATCGTTTTCAACCTGTGACTTGACCGCGGTTGCGTAGATAAGCCTAAGACTCTCGATGTCTTTGTTAGCTGCAGCTTCCGAAGCCTCTTCAATAAAGTTCCGGGACTCCCTGGTTGCCTTAATCATCTCTTCACGGCTAGGTCTGTTTTTTGACGTTGATAGTCCCAATGTTGCGAGCGCGCGACCGATTGCCGATGTGCTGCAATTCTCTAGAAACGATGAGCGGTTGATGTTGCTAGATCCTCTAGTCTCCTGCGCCCAATCTACGGATGCTGGTCTAGGGTCTTCCCGGTCTGTAAATACCGAAGCCTGAACTACCACTTCTTGCTCGTTGATTAGTTTGATTTCGGTGATGATGCGACCGTTTGGATAGGTCTTCCAGAACTTCTGAATACGTTCTGAAACTGGTTCGTAATTGCTTAGGTCGAAACCCATTGTTGCCTCCTATTTGAATGTGATGAATGGCTTCCCGTTACGGGCTTGCAGCGCGATAACCTTTTCACCTTGGAATAGACCATACTTAGTTCCATCCATGAAGGCAAGAACCGCGGACTTGTGTGCCCTAAATTGTTTCTCCCAATACTCGGACTCGGATTTAGCCTGGAGCAAGTTAGCCCAAAGAGATCCAAGCTCTATCTCTCCATCTTCGAGACCTTCGGATAGCTCTCGAACGGTCTCATAAGTAGATTCAGACCCGTCGTAGTCTGGAGCTGTATCTGTGTCTAAGAAGCCGTAGAACGCCTGTAGACGGCTTTTCATGGTCTCGACAAGGGAATCATCCCGAACGACTTCAAACTCCTTCCAATCGCCTCCTGCGACCGCTACAACAATAGCTCGCTTTAGACCAAGAACGGATAGGTAATGTTGAACTTGAAGGTTATAGTGCTCTGGTAACTGATCCCAATACATCCGGGAGAACTTAATCTCTAGGACTCCAAGGGAACCGTCCGCCCATTCGATTATGCCGTCTACGTTAGCCACGGACTTTGGGTCTTCGATGCTTGCCCAAGTTCCGGTCTCGTGAACCGATAGCCACTCTTTATTGTTATCAGCGAATAGCTGCCTAATAACAGGTTCAAAGGCTGTGCCCATTTGCATAGCCATAGTCGCTGGAAGGTCTTGCCATTGTTTACCGGACTTCTCCATGAACAACGTGTAAGCGGACTTGTATGGGTTCTTGTCCATTACGGACGCGATGTCCGAACCGCCTATGCCCCTGCGAGCATTGTGCCAGTCCGGTGTGCCAGGCTCAAAAGTGCCTAGATACTTTGCGAAGCCTAAAGCCTCGATTTTCTGTGTGATCTCCATGCCGTCATCCTAATAGATGATTGCGACATTTACTTCTTAGGCTTTGGGAGTTTTGTTTCTGCTATTTTGCCGAAGGACTTATTGATCTCATCTGGGTCAATCTTGCCGTCTGCTAGGTAAGCCCTAGATAGCTCCTGCGCTACATCGATGATTCCAGCGAACGCTGCCATGGCAATAGCCTGGCTAACGTGAAGTCCGATTGCAGCGCCACCCACGAAGATTCCAGTCACCTTTAGGATGATGACCGCTAAGGTTCTTCTCATAATGTCTAGCCACATAATTAGCTCACTTTCAATTCTTGACCAATAGAGATTTTGTTCTTGTCTTTGATTTTGTTTAGCTTGACTAGCTCTGCGACTGTAGATCCATGCGCTTTGGCTATCTTGGTTAGTGTGTCACCTTTGACCACGGTGTAAGTCTTTTTGGCATTCTTAGGCTTTGTCTCTTTGACTGGCTTTTCAACTGGTGAGCTGGTGAGCATTTTCTCGAAGTCTAAGTTGCCTTCTGCCATGGTTGGAGATCCACCCTTACGGAATGACAGGTGAAGATGTGGGCCGTAGCCGTTTTCCGAGTGAAGACCTGATCCACCGGATAGACCAATTCTTTGACCTTGTTTGACTTGCTGACCTTCTATTACATCGATTGCCTGTAAGTGCAAGTAGTCCGCGTTGAAGCCTCCAGGGAAGCTCATAAAGATCATGCGACCTCCAGCGCCTCGGAAGTGAGGAATTATTCCAGTTACAGTTCCATCGGCTATTGCCTTTACTATAGTTCCCTTTGGAACTCCGTAATCGGTTCCAGGGTTCCTAGATATTGGGTTAGTCCTAGCACGGTGAGCATCGAAGCTCGAAGTTATTTTGCCTTCAACTGGTCTGATCCAAGTTGCCATTATCTTACGATTCTTTGGTTTACGGTTATTACTCCACGGCTTACGATTTTGACGTCTCCGGTTGCAGAATTAGAAACCTCTATAGCGTAAACGTAATTTGAGTCTCGAAGTAATGCTGTTTGCTCTGGTGTTAAGGTTGTGTTGATTTCGTAAGTTCCACCCGTAATAGTTGGAACGAACTCAAACACTAAAGAAGAGAAAGTAGAGCTACGGACTTGTCCTCGTGCAACGTAGCCAGTTAGATTTACCACGGCTCCGTTTACTTTGTAAATAAACTCCCGAGTAAACTTAGCACCTGCGTCTACGGTAAAGTTATCTTGAACGCTCATTAGAAGGCTCCAATCGTTGTAGTGAATAAACCAATCATCGAGATAATTGCTGCACCTAATCCTGCGTAAGCTATCTTCTCAATCCAAAATAATCTAGCAAGTGTAAGTTCGACTTCGCGAAGACGCTCTGGAACATCGTCTAGGTGATCTAGCTTCTGTAGAACTTTGACTAGAATCTCGCCGTGTTCGAGTTGCTTCTTGTATATGTCGGCCTGGGTAATTCGAACCGAAGTAGTTTCTTCGGCCATGTTATAGAGCTGCTATCTCTTCTTCTGTTAGTCCTAATGCAGCGAGTTTTGCAAGTGCAGATTGCCTAGCTTCTATCTTTGCCTGTGCTTCTGCTTCGACTTCTGCCTGTTCAGCTTGTCTAGCTAAATAAGATTCATATTCCTCGTCAGTCATTTCTCTAACAAGGTCATCTATTTGAATGTTTGGTTTTTGCATTATGACTTCCTGTATCCGTAAACATAAATTGTGCCACCAGTAAGAGTTCCAGCGTTAGGGGTAATTGTAAATCCTGTGACCGAAGTGTTAGAGTTTATGAAACCAGCTTGTAGAGCTGCATAACCTGTCGTTACTTGACGAGCAAAGATTGACGCTATTGAACTTCTTTCGGTCAAAAAAGGCGAGAAGACATCTACATTCATTGATAGACCTGATGTGTTGTAAGCACCTACACGACCAAAAAAAGCCCCGTTGTTGGTTCCCGTTGCGCTGGCCGTGCTTCCTGTGTATGTGTTGAATAACAAACTTGCGTAATAGGCTGTAGTCAGCGAACCAAGTTGGAGTTCTATTTGTCCCTCTGTGCTTCCAACCCCACCGTTGGCAAGGATTCTGTAGTTGTCATATTGAGCACTAAAGACATCACTAACAACAACTGATGAAACTGCGGAACCAATAGTTTGTTTCTTGATAAGAGTCAATCCAAAAGGACTTACCCAGTCGGATCCGTTGTAGCTTTGATAGAGGTCTACATCCTCTAGATAAGTAAGCTGTCCTTCTACTGGAGAAGTAATTGATGCAGCCCTCGTTGCAGAACTGCTAAAGACTGCGGTGGATTGATCCATAAGATACGTGTTAACGTCCGATGCCGGAAGAACCGATCCGTTTGTAAATACTTTGTAAGCCACTAGGCTTCCTTCCATAGTTCGAGTGTCGTGAACCAGTTATCTGGATCAATGCGATGAGAGACCTTGATTATAGTGTAGAATCCGACGATGTCTAGTTGAGTATTAGTATAGCTGACACCTACCGTCATTCCCGGTGTAAACACCGCTGCGTTTGTCAAGTCTCCAAGCCTATCGATTGCAGGTGTTTGAACCCGGTTCACTTGGTTTGCTGATCTGTGATTGAATACCCGGTCTGCCCAGTTGTTTAGCTGTGCAAGGGTTGTGGTGTTTAGTGTTACGTCAATAGCTGCTTCGCCGTATAGGTCAATAGAATCTTGATCCTTGCGGACTGTAAAGATTGTTGGGTCTGACTCTAAATAAACCGTCAAAGAGTTATAGACCGCGTCCGCGTCAGAGAAAACGTTTATCTCGCTCATGCAGAGATGGTAATCGTCTCCGTGATTGTTGCCAATTATGTAAGTCGTTGGAGTTCCAGCCTGGACTCCGGTGCGATGGATAACTACTAATTCTTCGGTATCTTGATCTAGCCAAACTAAACCGTTACCAACCTGGAGAGCTTGGTTTACTATAGAGCTGACTAGAACGTTGGTCTCATCGACTACTGGAATCTGACCTCCTACGTGGTAAGACTCTGGCGATAATCCAAGACCGCTCTCGATACCAATTAGCTCCCAGACTTCATCTATGTGAATGTGAGTTCCATAGCTGGTAGTATCCCAAACTGCAAACCTAGAGTTCACCAAAGACTTGTAAGCATCGAAGCCTGTGATTTGAATAACGTTAGGGCCATCCGGGAAGTAGGTCACGTCAATAGTGTCAATAAAGCCTTGGAATAAGATTCGGTCTATTTCATTATCTTCCAGGCGAATCCGAAACTTGGTGTTAGCTCGAATGTTTTGATTTACCGTTGGATCTAATTCATAGCTTTGAAGAGTTAGGTTAGCCGTGGCTGGTTCTGGTTGGAAGAACACGGTGTCTTGAAGAGATCCACCAACGGAGATAGTTGCACTTGCAACGGAGCATGTTACTTCTTGCCACTTTAGACCGGAGCTTGGAGCAAGAACGTCATCTCCACCTAGAAGGGATACTCCCAAAGTGAACTCACCGAAGCCACCAAGAACATCCGTTCCACCCAGCAAGCTAATTCCAAGAAGAAAGGAGTTGCCTTCTTCGTCCGGAGTTAGAAACTCGACCTTTAGGTTCTGATCAATAGCAAAGTTAGGAATCATCGCGCTCTAATTAGATTCGTTCCACTTGCCCGGTTAGCCCGGTTAATTGCGTCTGCAATTGCTGTAGCTGTCGCGTTAGTTTGAACAGTTATGTTGTTATTGATTACCGGAGCTGGTGCTTGGAACGCATCCCCAAAGAGTCTGCCTCCCTGTTGGAATCCAGAACCAGCAAAAATCTGTGACTGTTGTCCAAGTGTTTGCCCTTGCATAAATCCACCTGCAGCTGCACCAACTCCTGCAGCACCTAGAACTCCAGCTCCTGCAATTCCGGCCGCTCCGGCTGCACCTGCTACGGCTGCAATACCCGCTGCAGTTTTGTAAGCATTCAAAGCTCCGGTAGCTAAGTTCCATGCTGTAGTAACTGCACCGATAGCAATCACCATCGGGACTAGCCAGTCTTTGTTCTGATCTACGAACTCGATAGCTGCAACCAGTTCTTCAATAATCTTCACTATTCCATCGACTATTGCCTGGAGCTTGGCTTCTCCTTCTGGAGTCTCTAGCCATTCGGAGAACTCCGTTAGAACTGGAAGTAAAGCCATTCCAATCTCTGCGGACATGTCTTTAAACTTGGCATTTAGCCTGGCGGTTACAGCTGCGTAACTATCAGACTCTCTTGCAGCCTGACCTTGTGCATCGGTTGTCTTGTCGTAAAGCAAGGCTAGGGTTGCATTTATTGAAGCCTCTTTTTCAGAAGCAAACACCAAACCATTCTTAGCGTCTTCAAGCATTCTAGCGTCTACGTCAAGTTGCTTTAGAGATACACCATAACGCTCAATAGGATCTCTCTCACCACGGAGCAAGGACGAGATTGCAGCTACAGCATCGGAGGTTGGGCCACCAAAGGTTGCAGCTAAGTCTCCAGCAAGTCTCACTAGATCTTGAGTTTTTTCCGCGGTGTCTTCAATAGTTAGACCGTTACCCTTAAGAAGAGCACCAATCAAAGAGGACTGTCTAGCTGCGTCTGCGGTGCTAAGACCAATTTCGTTCATCTCATTCGA